ACTATTCTCTCAGAGAGCTTTATGTAGCTTTAAATATGGGAGAATTTGATGATTAAGGAATTTGCATTTGGTACACATAATAGACATCATTTTCAAGATGCTAATAAAGCAGGAGAGTGGGAAGGTTTAGATAGTGACACTTTTGTTTCATTATATGATTATGATGAATATGTAAGAGATTTCTGTGATACTAAGAAGTCTCTGTCAGGATTCGATGGTTTAATATATATGCCAGACGAGTTCTTATTAGATGTAGATGGCAGTTCTCCAGCTAAGGCACAAGAATACACACAAGGGCTACTAATATTATTAAAAGACTTAGATGTTCCATATCAGATATATTTCTCAGGAACAGGGTTTCATGTTGGAATCCCAGGAAGTGCATTTAGATGGAAGCCTGATAAGAATCTACACTTAAATGTTAAAAAAGCATTAACGGATGCTGGTATATTTGATTATGCTGATCCGTCAGTAACAGACAAGACACGTATAATAAGGTTGATAAATACTAGAAATAGTAAATCTAAATTATGGAAAATTAGAATTGATGAGTCTATGCTATATGGCACTATAGATGCTATAATGGAAAAGGCTAAAAGACCTGGACTAGGTAAGACTCAAATAGAAATGGAATGTGATCCTGTATTTGACGTGTTAAGTTTAAAGAAAACTAAAGAAGCTCCCAAGGAGACTGTATCGTTAGGTAGATCTCCTGATCCTGTTAATTATCCCTGTATACAGAAGATGATGACAGGCGCATCTTTAGGTAATAGACATATGGTTGCATTAAGATTAGCATCATGGTTAAGATGGTTATATCCAGAAGATACAGTAAGAACTATAATGGAAGAGTGGCGACAAAAGGTTACTAGACCAGATAAAGAGTTCAAAGCTGAAGAAATGGTTAGATTAGTTGAAGGATGCTATACAGGTCATGGTGGACAAGGCTATAGATATGGTTGTAGTGATCAGATTATGGATAAATTCTGTAGTAATACATGTAAATTATACAAATCTAAGAAATCACAAGATATAATGGGTGCTGAAGATATGGAAAAGGTTCTAATGGACTTTTACAGAAATGAGCCTAATCCTATTAATTTAGGAGCATTATATGGACAAGACTTTCCTATATATCCTGGTGAAGTAGTTATTATACAAGCTCCACCTGCATCTATGAAAACTATGCTATTACAAAACTGGATAACAAATCTCAAAAGACCTACATACTTTATGGAAATGGAAATGTCTCCAAGACAGATATGGTCTAGATTTATAATGATAGAAAATGACTGGAGTCAGGAAGAGCTAGCTAATCACTATAAACAAATGAGAAATGGTATGGATGAGAAGTTTAAATACTTAACTGTAGATTATTCTCCCCCATTTGCTACTGAAATAGAGAAAAGAATCAGTATGCTACCTGTTAAGCCAGAGATTGTAGTAGTTGATCATATGGGATTATTCAAGAGTAGACAAAGAGATCTTAATATGAAGGTCGAAGAAGCATCTCAATGTCTAATGGAATTGGCAGTTAAACATAACGTTATAGTATTTGCTGTAAGTGAAATTAATAAGACAGCTATTAAAGAAGGAATGGATATAGCATCATCAAGAGGTTCATTTAGAATCGCTTATAATGCTAATAAACTATTATCAGTTAAACCATTCAAGAATGAAGCTGGACTTATAGAGTTCCTTGAAGTAGAGTCTACTAAGAACAGAGAAAAGGAGCAGTTACGGGTAAGGCTAAGCGTTAAGAATACAAGGATATATAATGACACAGAAAGAAATGGCATCCTTAATTAATGATATATTTGATGATGTTCAACATATGCGTGACGCAGGACAGAAAGAATATGCGCAACAAGAAGATAATGCTTTCGCTAACTTTGAAAGAATAAGTGGATGGCTTGATAAAGATAAGAAAGAAGTATTAATGATTTATCTTATGAAGCATATAGATGGTATTTGTTCTTGGATTAACGGACATAAATCTCAACGTGAAGATGTTACAGGCAGAATTATTGATTGTATTGTATATCTATGCTTATTATATGGTATGTCTCAAGAACCTGAACCAAAACCTGAATTTCATGAAAGAATAGGCGATCATGTCATTTAGAAGGGATAAGATAGGTGATCATGAAGATTGGAAAGATGGACATGATGCATTTAGAAAAAATGCTATGTCAGCTATCAAAGAGTTGGATAAGAGAATACGTAAATTAGAGGAAATATTAAATGAAAAAGTTAAGTAAAGCTAAAAGAGCTAAATTAATTCATCATGCCTTTAATGTTATGAGCAGAAAAGATAAGGGTAGAAACAAAAAGCCTGCTATGACTAATAGCTGGGGAAGGATAATTAAATGAGTTACTATAATACAAACAATGAAACTGGAGATACATTATCAACTAGTAGGAAAAGAGTAAATGTGCAAGAAAGAGATATTATTGCTGTATTTACTGGTAGACCTGGTAGAAAAATGACTCCATTTGATGTTCAAGATGATGTTGGTCATCATGTGCCTATTACAAGCATAAGAAGAGCAATAACAAACCTAACATCTAGAGGCGTATTAATTAAGTCTGAAACGATGAAAATGGGAAGACATGGTAAAATGAACCATTGTTGGGAATTGGTAAGATAATTTCGTTGGTGTGCGATTGGACAGAGGGATGCAGGGTTGACGACAAACAGCCCATGCATCCGTCCAATTGTTAATTAGGAGAAATATATGGAAATAATTAAATGTATGGTATGTAAAAATGATGTAGTAATACATAATTGTAAGTATATGTGCAGTAATTGTGGATTTAACGCTAACTGAGATACGTCTATTGAAAAAGAGCAATCTAGGATAGATAAAGCCAATAAATTTAAAGAAAAGAATGTTAGTTAGTTACATAGGAAAACATTCAATAAAATGTGAAATGTGTTCAAAGCATAGCTCGCAAGCCTATAAATATGATGCTACAATGCTAAAAAACTTATTTACAGAAGCTAAAGAATTATTTGAAGATAAAACTATATGTGAAAAATGTGCTCAACGTGAATCTGGAAAGAAGCGTTGGCCAACAATTCGGAGGACAAAAATTTGAAAGCAGAATTTGCTAAGTTTCCTGAACAAAAAGGTGGAAACAATAAAAATAACAACTTGTATACAAAAGAGTACAGAAATATGCGTGTTGATAGTAGAGATATTAAAGCAGCATTAAATTCATCTGATAATGGAAGATGTTGGTGGATATATAATTATTTATCAGCATATCCCTTTAGAATAGAACATAGTAAAACAACTTAACAGGAGGTTAAATGAAAGATAAAGATATAAAAACAAAAACAAAGCCAGAGGCTAAAAAGAAAGAAGTGGTCGTTAAGGAAGATGAAAATATTTTAAAAATAAAAGAAGAAATCAGATTGATAAAAGCCATGTTATTTAAATTAGAAGATGGCATTAACGAGATCAACCTATCTATTGAACATATGAATATAAAGATAAATGAAAGTAGATCTAGATTAGGATTATCAGTTGGCTAAAAAGAAACCTACTAAAAAAGACATAGAACTTCAAATTTATGAATTACATTTAAGAGTAAATCAGTTAAATCATTATCTTAATGGTGTTGCTGAAATATTAAATAAATTCATTGATTTCAGTGGTAAATCTAAGAAGTTTTATGATACATTAAAAGATGAAATAGATAAAAAGAAAGAATCAGATAATGGAGCAATCAAGAAAGAATAGCAACCGTTTTGCTGTTAAATATTGCAAATATTGTCGCGAGACTTTTGAAATCAATAGTTATGGAGGTAAAAGATTTATTTCATATTACGTTGATATGCCTACATATGGATTAGAAAGAAAGTCATGTCCAAAACATGATCATAAAGATACCGAAGATTGGTACGAGGAGAAACTATGAAAAGTGTTAGAGAAGCAACAATAGAAGCTAAAGTAGTAACATTTATAGAACATCAAGCTAAGCAAAACTTAAGAATTGCAAAGGCAATTGAAGATATAGCTAGATTGATTGATATAGTAAATGATAAGGTAAACAGTTTAAAAAATTAGCATAAATGGGGGATAGGATTTTACCTTTCCTATGATTATTGTCCTGTCCCCCTAGCTAATGGAGGTAAAATGAATACAGATAAGAAATTAAGTGTACTCATAGGATTATGGGTATTGGATAAGTTAATAATATTACTCATGCTTATATTTATGTCTTGCAACGGAGTAACTAATGATTGCAATGGCAATGGAGCTGGTCAGTATGAATGGGAATGTGAATGCGAAGGAGCAGTACAATCTGAAGGAATAGGACCAGATGGCCATACATGGTTTCACTGTTGTAATAATACTCAAGATGATTGCTGGTATAGGATATTGGGAAATGATTAGATTAAATGGAAAAGGTGATAAGCAAAGAGTCAAATGGTCTCGGAAATATGAAGAGAATTATAACAGAATTTTTAAAAAGAAGAGGAGAAAAAATGCCTAAAAAGAAAAGAGAACAAGGTCTTATAAGTATAATGAAAGACTGGTTAAGTAAATTTAGGGAAGAATTAACAGATGCTTATTATGATAAGCCAAAACCTGCGCCTAAGCGTAGAGGTAGACCTAAAAGAAAAGCAGTTAAAAAGAAAAAGTCTTGATATGGATATAAGTAAATCATATGTACATCAAGTTTTTAAACAATGTAAAGTAAAGTTATCAAGCAATGCTTTAAATGTTATAATTGCAAGGATGAGAACGGATGTTTCTGCTATGGGAAGAAGATGTATTAATAATAATATACGCGAAATCAATCAATCTAATTTATGGATTGCCTATGGAGAAAAGGATCCAAATCAAGGTCCAAAAGATGTTGATAATTTAATTGAAAAACATTGCTTAGAATACGAAAAGAGTAAAAACGATGAGTAAAGCACGTTCAGCAAAAGCTAAGGGAAGGCGACTGCAAAACTTGGTCCGAGACAAGTTGCGAGAAGCTTTCCCCTCGCTACACGAAGATGATATACAATCACAAACCATGGGAATGGGAGGTGAAGATATAGTAAGATCTCCTGCAGCTAAAGCAATTATACCTTGGAGCTTTGAATGCAAGAATGTAGAAAGACTCCAAATATGGAAAGCCATAGAGCAATGCGAGGAGAATAACCCTGATGGCAGTAATACTGCTGTAGTATTTAAGAAGAATCGAAAAGATCCATTTGTAGCAATACCATTGGATGTATTTATAGACCTAATTAGGGAGGAAGTTAATGTTTGATTTGTTTATGCAGCAAATAGACAAGATAAAAGATACAGTCAAGAATTTAGAAGCAGTTCATGGAAAAGAAATATCTCCTGAAACATTATTAATCCAAATAGGATTATTAGAAGATATAAAGAATGTTATTAAAACACAAATAGATGAACTAAAAAAGCAATCAACTAATATAATCGTCAATGGCGATCCTAATTAACAATAGTCAGAAGGACAACACGAGAGTGATAACAAATACTGTGAGTTAATATATGTGAGGGACTTTCTTCTTGGAGGTCCCTTGCAACAAATCTAATGCTTTCATAATATCTTTGTCTTTACTTGATAATATATTAGGTACACTAGCTTGAGCTTTCTTTCTAACCTTTCTAGACTCTTTAGTAGATACTATACCTGATTCTAATTGAGCTGCAAATCCTATATTTCCTGCCATAGCTAATGGCAATGTTGAATTATAAGCCCTTGACAATGCAGTAGAAAATATTCTTTGTATTTGAGCAGATTTTTCATCACTATCTAAATCAGATTGTCTTTGATATCCTACTAAAAAGTTATTAAGCTCATTTTTATCTAAGTCTACAAAGCCCATAATATTACCTATAGCCAACATATCTGATATAAGTGGACCACCTATCATAGCTGTTATACCACGTCCATATGTAGCCTCTTCAATATCTTTACCATCACCTGTAAGAGCTGTAGCTACTTGTACTATTCTTTGCTTTGTATCATGTTCTATTAAATTAGAAAAGTCTAATCCAGTCAAACCAGCTGCTAATACAGGAGCTAAAAAGTATATCATAGACATTCTATATGCCTTTAATGCATCAGCCCCTGTCATGCTGCCAGACATTATATCGTTCTTTGCACCACTAAATATATTAGCATTAAGTTCTGCAAATTTAAACCCATAATGTTGGAACTGTCCTATAATCTTACCTAATGGAGTCCTAAGAGCTTTAGCTTTAGATACATCACCATAATCAAAGTGTAACATATTAACCATATTAATAGAGTAATCTTTGGATTTCTTCCATATATATGATTCAACTTGCTCTGCAGTTCTTTTCTTTCCATCATAAGATCCATCCATTAAAGCATCTTTATACGGTTGGTTATCAACTAATTTAGAATGCATTGTAGCAAATGCAGTTTTATATGTTCTTTGACGATTATAATTCTCTACTTTTTGCATTATAATAGCAGATTTACCAGCTACTTTGGATACTGCAGCAGATGCCTTTTCAGCCTTACCAATAGGAACAAACTCTAATTTGCCAGTATTTTCATTCATCTGCAATACCTTATGCATACTACCTCTTATACCTAAAGTCTCTTCTAATTGAGGAGCATCTTCGTGAAATAAGAATCCAGCTCCTTCCATATCTTTTTGCATAGAAGTTCTGTCACCATGTTTCTTGCCTATATCTAAAGGTAACCCATTTATATATTCATCAGCTCTTTTATTAGCTGTCCATCCAAACATAGCATAATTTAATACGCTTTGAGTTAAGTTTCTTAAACCTGATCTTAAATTCCATCCAAGTTTAGATACAAACTCCATACCTAATACAGTGCGCATTGCTGCATCTATTTTAGGATTAGTTATAGCCCTTACACCAGTTTGAGCTGCATGAAGGTCTTGCATATATTTAACTACAGAAAGACCATAGCCCTCCATATCTTGACCTTTTTTCCATATATCTTTAGCAGTATTAATAGCCTTTCTAGCAGCTTGATTAGAGTTAGCTATATAATTAAATCTATTAACTTCATCTATATAGTTCTTCATTACAGTTAAGTAATTGCGTGAATATTCAGATGATTCAACTCTTCCTTTAGCATGTCCTGATAAATAGCCTTCATCTACATTACTAACATAATCATTAAGGCCCTTCATAGCCTTTTCTGCTTCAATTTTTCTATGACCTGATAATGATAGGCTAGTAGCTTGATTAACAGCTTCTAAATGAGGCATTAATCCTTGTATAAATCCACTATTTAAATCTCTATTATAATGAGGGTAATAACCTTTAACTCTGTGAGGCTTCATTCTGGCTTGTAATTTTTCCTTAATAGCTTCTAGACCTTTTTTAGAGGTTGTATTTTTAAGCCCCTCCATAATAGAACCAATAAATGCATCAACGCCATTATCTAGAGTCTTCCAGGTTTCATCTATTATCTTTAAATGTTCTTTTACGGCAGATTGCATACCATGAGTGGATATACGCTCTCCGTTAGCTTTTTTAAAGTCTTTTATATAATCTTCAATCTTTATATTCTTTACACCATCAGCTTCAAGTTTAGCATACATTTCTGGAACAGAAACCTCTATATGGTGTAGTAATTCATCAAATATTTGTCCCTCTTCCTGTCTATAAAAATCATTTTCAAGCTTTCTAAGTTCTTTTAATTTTTGCTCAGCCCCAGGCTTTCTATTTACAAAGTCAGCAGTAGCAACCATTATATCGTTTTCTAACTTATCAGCTTTAGCTTTGACAGTCTTGCCTCTTAGCGCTGCAGTGGCACCAGCAATAATACTTTCCTTTTCATATCCTCTAGCTATAGCTTCTTTTCTAATATAGCTTAATACATTATTATACATAGTACCATGCTTTTGTTGCCTACCTTTTAATGAATGATTAATATGAATAAACTGTTCAAGCATACCTTTTACTTCAGGATTTCTATTGGCTATAGCAGATGATGTATAGAGCATTTCAACAATACCTCCAGCCATTTTACCTTTTCTCATTGCTTTAGATACAGCATTAATCTTATTTCTAACGCCTCTAAATTGACCTTTACTTACATCGAAATAATCTATATCTTCTAAAGCCATATTCAATTCAGATTCTAATAAATGAACAAAAGCTTCCTTTTTATTCTCATCAGGCATGTGCTTTTTTATATAAGTATCATTAGCAAATTGATTCCAGAGGTCTCCAACTGCTTTAACATTTCCTTTAACACCACACGCTTCTATTGTATTTCTTGCCATTTAATCTCCTAAACTTTTAAGCAGCTTAAAAAGGTATCTAATCTATCAGAGCCAGGTTTGGTTACTATTTCTGATGCTTGCTTAGCCATAACTTCACCAAACAAAGCTTTGCCATAGCTCATAGCGTCAACTGGGTTTAATGTCAATCCATTACCCATTTTAGTCCCAGCACCAATCATTATAAATAATTCATTGTTCATTAAATCAGGGCTAGTAATAGGCTCTAATCCAGCTTCAGTTTGCTTGTTATTAAATCTTCTAGATACAAAACCATAAATATCCTTATTAATCTTAGACATTAATGTATTATATGTTATAGGATCTACCAATCTATTATTAAGCATAAGCTCGTTTATTCTTGATAAACCAGTAGCAGCTTCATCAAACTCTCCTTCTCTACCTGCCATCTTATATATAGCTCTAAAGAATGCAGTAGCATGATCAAAGCTAGGTCCCGATCTATATGGATCTGTAGAGCTTGCATTTTTATCTACATTGTATTTTGTATAACTATCATACATACCTATCATTTCAGAGCCGAATTTAGGTATTCTAAGCATTTGATCTATCATTCCATTACTATCAGCACCTAGCATATTAGTATTACCAGAAAATAAATTTCTATATACACCATCTCTCTTAGCTAATATGCCTAATACTTGTTTAAAATAAGAATCTTCAGCAGCTTTTTTAGCTACATAATTAATCATTCTTTTGTATCTTTTATTTGATACTGTTGCAATAGGCATAGCTCTGTTATTATATACACCTGCATGATTCTTTAACTGTTTAGGAGCTCCATAATTCCATAAAAATATCATTCCATGCTTATCAATCATTTGATCCATTATCTCGCCAAATACTTCATTATATGTATCTTGATCAGGCCTAAATTTAAGTCTTAATCGTTGATCTGCAGTTAGCAATGAATGGTCACCATAAGGAAGAGAATCTTTCATATTTACATCATCAGCAAAGAAAACTCTTTCCATATTTCTAATATTATTTAAATCTCTATTAAAATCACCATGACTACCTTTGAAGTTTGATAGTTCAGGAGCTAAAGTATAATATTGTATAGTTCCTTCTTTGACCTCTTCATCATTCTGTATAGATATTAATCTTCCAGCTTCAGGTAAATGTTTAGCCATCTTAGTTTCTTTGTATTTTTTAGACAGTTCAACACCCATAACTTCTTTAAGATACATTTCTTTTTCTTCTATTATCTTATTTAAAGCTTCTTTTTGCTTTGGAGTCTTAGCTCTATATATTTGTGACTTAGCCCATTTAATAGCTTTAATAGCATCGTTCTTCTTTTTAAATGCACCCATTATATTGCTAGCAAAAGCATCTTCATCTATAGCTCCTTCTAAGAACTTATCTAGCGCACTATCCATTCTAATATATTCATCTTGTAGTAAAGCCATTCTATTTTCAAAGTTTAAAGGATCTTGGCTATATATTGTTTGTAATGATTGCTCAAATGGAGAACCACCACTTCCTTCAGAAACTCTTTGACCTCTAGTAATAACATCTTGATGAAACGGTCCAGAACCCTTTTGTATCCATCTATAAGCTTTTTCTTTGTCTGGAATAGATTTCTTTTGTTTATAATCCCATTTTTTAGGAATTATAGTAGTTTCGGGGAACATTCTTCTAAACTCATCTGAATTACCATATTTATATTTAAGCTTTTTATATATACTAGAGTTTAAATCTTTCATATGTTTAAAGTAATCACCACCAATAGATATATAATCAGAATAATCAGCCTTTCTACTATCACCAGTACCATCATATACATCTGTACCTAATTGAAGCATCTTACCATATTCTCTCATCATTGTTCTTATCATATCTTTTTCAAGATCAGTAAGGTTCTTATTACTTTCACTACCATCTCTATTAAGCTTTTTAAATAATCTAATTCTTTTATTAGTCTTATTATTAGCTTTACTTCTTAAGAATCCAACTCTATCAGCATTTACTTCTGTTCTGCTTATTGACTCGTCCATTAATGGGAATAAATAGTTATCTAACCAATCTTCCATATGAGTAAATAAACTATTATCTGCCTGAGCATCTATAATCGCCTGTCCTTCAAGGGCTGTTCTCATAAACCATTCTTTATTATCCCAATCAATAATAATCTGCTCTCCTTCAGAATTAGTAAATAATAGTCCCATTTCATTGCCAGCAGCATCTTTAACGGTAGATGATATATCTTTTAAATGATTTACTTGTCTAGTCATTTTTTGAACTACACCAATACCATTCTTAAAAGCTTTAACATCTGCAGCAGACTCTCTCCACGCAGCATTAGCCCTAGCAGAGTTATTTGCTATTAGCTGTAATCCAGGAACTTCAGGAGAGAATTGACCAGGCTCAACACCAGGTATCCAGTATTCATTCATATCATTAATATGATTAAATGTTTCATCAGTATTCATCCACATATAATGAGCTTTATCTACGTCATAGTCTCCTTCAAATACAGATAATACATCATAATCATTGATTATCATAGAATTACCAAACTCTTCTCCTAAAAAGTCTTTAACACCCAATACCATCATATCATTAGGTCTTGTTCTTGGGAATCTAGTAGTAGTTACTCCTATTTGATAATCTCCCTTAACAGCTCCTAATATATTATGAAGTTGTCCCATAGTAGTTGCTTGGTCAAATATATTCTTATCATTGTCGCTTAATGTATTTCTAAAATCATCTAAAGTAATTATTTCATCAGCAGTTTTTCCAGCATTACGTTTAATAATTTTAACTTGTAAGTCTGAGTTATCTGGCATTCTTATAGATGATTCCATTTCAAAGCCAGGCATCATCATTTCACCATATTGTACCATTTTACCGTCTATAAATAAACTTTGTTTTAAATTTCTAAATTCAGGATTAAGTGATTGAGCTAAAACAGCTTGACCACCATATCTAGTTCCATTTAACTCTGTCTCAGGAGTTACTTTAGGATCTATAAGCTTTCTTTTAAGTATATTCATTACAATTCTATCACCAAAAGCTCTAGGATTAGAATGTTTATCAGCTTGCAACCATTGTATAAAAGCTCCCATATTTTTACCACTAGCACCTGATTCCATCATAGAAGACATAGCAAAATCAGTATCAACACCTTGTAAGTCTAACATAGCATGTCTTAGCATTGCAGGATTAGAAAATATCTTTTGTATATTTGCCATAGACTCATTTAAAGGCCCTTTTATATACTTTGAGAATATCATTTGGCTAGTAGATGAATCTGTATAATTCCATAAAGCATTAGATAGCTTTGCATTAGCTTTCTTTTTAGGTGCTTGTATTATACCTAATGTATTAAAATCCATATTAATAGTATTTTTGCCTAAAGAACCTTCAAGTTGATTTACATCAAATAATGCATCGGTATGTTTCTGTATCATTGTTTGACCAAATGTCTCATCAGAACCAGCGCCTATCTTGGCTCCTGACTTAGCTAATAGCACATCTAAGCCTTGATTTTTATCAAATACATGTTGCATAGTAGGATCATGTATAAATACAGTTTTACCATACATTGTCTTACCTGCTTTATCAGAGCTTATTATTGGTTTAAATATGTAATGTGTACCATCAAAATCTAATCCATAATACATTGATAACATTTTAGCAAAATCACTAGATATATATGATATACTATCTAAACCAGAGACATCTTCTCTTCCAGGTTGTAGATCTTCAAATGTTAAATCATATCCTAATTTTTTTAAGTCTCTGTTTACTCTATTCTTAACTGACGTACCAAATCCATTTCCTGGATCATCATTAAATACAGCTAAGCCATAACCATCTTGATTCCTATATTTATTAATAACATTAATTTCACTACTATTAACTGCCAAATTATCTAATGCAGCTATTCCATCTGCCGTTAACTGCTTTGCTGATGGAGTATAGAATAATGATCCTCTTTTTGCTGTCTTTTTATATAGCTCTGAGCCTGTTGTGTCTAATAGCTTTAAAAACTCTTTAGGTCCAAGCATTTTTTCATATATCATAGACCTTAAAGCATCTTCATGATAATCAAAGTTTTGCTGTTCTTTTCTCATGTTTTCTCTAAGATTTTCCATCCTAGTAATAACATCTTGACTCATAAACTTTCTATATACTCCACCTTCATCATACTTAACAAACATATCTTCAAAGGCTTTTAATACTTTATCTTTATCAGATTTTTTAATTCCAATTGGAGGTAACCAATCAGCAACTTGAATCATTGTTATTCCTTTTGATCCATCAGAGCCTGTTATGTCAAACTCATTGCCATCTAATAAATATTTAGACATTTCATTTAAGTTCTTTTCAAATAAGGCATATGCAGCAATTTCATCATCAGAATGTTTCTTTTTATTACTAGATAATGCAGATAAATCTATTATACGCTTTCTTGCAAATCCAGCTTTATCTTTAATTCTAGTTATTGCAATAGGATTGATAACAAAATAATCTATATTCATATCTTTCAATAGTTGAGTTAACTTATTGTCTTGCATAGTAGAATTAGTAAAATCCAATCCATTATCTCTCATGCCTATCATCTTGACTGTTATAGCATTAACTTTACTAGAAACTAAACTAGCTACATCAGCTCTTACTTGTCTAAACTTAGAACTATTAGGATCTAATGATAATGCATTTACCCTTACAAGCTTATCTCCTTGTTTTACTTCAACAGTAAGATTGTCCATTATATCTTGTATTCTATTAGGATTTATATCTCCAAGGCCATTATTAAGTCGTATTTTATTAATTATAAAATCAGTTTGATCTTTTAACTCTTTTAATTCTGGAGAGTATTTTTCAAAAAACTCTGATTGAGATAAATGTTTTGAGCCTATAGTAGTGTCATGAGTATTATCCATCATCGCATGATATGCTTCTTCAGCTTCTTTTATATATGCATCTACATCATTAGTAGTAACACCAGCTCTATCTATCTTTTCTTGTATTTCTTTAACTTTTGCATTGGTCATAGCATCTAAATCATAACTATACCTTTTAGATCCAGGACCTTTATCTATCTTTATTATCTTATTAGCATGTAAAAATGCCATTAATTTTGATGCATTATTTGGATGTAATTGCATAAAAGCAATCATACTATCTCTAAATCTATCGTTCCCCTCTATTCTATTTATAAAGTCTATTAAATCTTCTTTGGCAAGTTTCGCACTTTCACCTATATTATTGTGAACTCTATTAAATAAATCTGTAGCTATAGCATCGCTTACAACTACAAATGGTTCTTTTTCAACTTTAATAGCCTCTGGGCCTGCTTCTTTCATGCCATCTATAATCTTATTATATGCATTTACTTGATCTATTATAGTAGTATCATCTGAATTGGTAGTTAATTTTCTTACACTAAATCCAAAGGCACCTGTTTTAGAAGAAGATACATATTTAGCAACATCATAGCCTGATATATTAAGTTCTAATAAGGCATCTATATGACCGCTAGTTAAATTGGATGCAGCAAGGTTATCTGTATATATAGTTCTAACAATGTCTTTGGTATACATAGTAAGCATACCTTCACTAGTATTTAAACCTCTAATTCCTAGTTGATTTTCTAAACTAAATTTACCACCTATAATGTTATTATAATCTATTTGTATTTCAATACCAGATGTATCAGGATCATATTGATTTTTAGCAGCTACTATACTATGTATAGAGTTTAGTAATTTATATGCAGCAGATCTATCAGCATCACTAGGAGCATTAACAATATCGATATTTCCTATATCTCCTTTAAGAAAATATGTATCAATTAAAGAATCATCAGATCTAACTAATATACCAGAATTAATTAAAGCTTTTTTAATATCATCGTGACTTGGATTCTTTCTATCAAATAACTGAGATATAGCTTTTTTAGCTTTTTTAATCTGATTTATTTGTAAGAAACCACCAATATCAGGCATATCAGCAAAGTTAATATCTATTTTGTTACCTAATTGATTATTAATCATACCTTCTGCTTGATCCAAATAGCTTCTTATATGACCAAAAGTTTCTTCACTACTAATAAATTTAATATTTGTATCTGGGTTAGTATTTTCTTCAGCTCTACCAATTTGCTTTGCTGTTTTAATTAAGTTATTTATTTTTACTACAACTTCATTAAGCTTAGCTACAGCACCCTCTCCTGATAATGGATTTCCAACTTTGTCAGTAAGAGTAGTTAATTCTCCAGCTCTAGCAGCTCTTCTCATTTCTTCTGATACATCAATTTGCTTAGGTATTCTTCCAAACATTTCATTGTCAGAAATTGGAACATCAACGCCAGGCTCTTTTAAAATAGTTTTTACAGTTTCAACTATTTGATTTTCAAATAATTTAGCAGATTGCTCTACTTGTTCATCCATAACTGTTCTAAAATCATCTAAGGTTTCAACTTTTCCACCCTCTAATACTTCCCATTCTTTATTTTTAATTCTGTTTTGTATATCTCTGGCTACAGATGCAGGTATTTCATCCAATGATAATACATGTTCACCTTCTTTTTTAGTTCCATTTAAATAATAATGCAACTCTTGAAATATAGAAAGATCTTCTTTACTTGAAGCCATCATAGCAGACTCTTCTCCAGGCTCAATAGATCTACTAAATGTATCATATTCAGTAGTAATAATACCAATTTCAGGATCTCTTAAATCATCTTGTATGGACCTTAAATGTTCATGATTATTCATTGGATTTAATTCAGCAACACCAGCAGCTCCAAATGTAGGTATTTCTTCTATTAATTGCTTGGGTTCTATACCTAAGGACGATAAACCCTTCCTTAAGTAATTAACTCTTCTACCTAGATCCATACTACTAGGAAGACCTTTTCTGCCCATAAAGGCACCAATAAGGAACTGTGTGGCCAAAGTCTCTGGAGGCATTTGATCAATATTGTCTAATTCAGCTAATACAGGCATATTAAAAATAGCTCCAGATAATACCATTCTTGCCCAATTATCAGATATATTTTCCCACTCTTCTTTAGCAGCCCATCTAATTAATTCTTTACCTTGATCACTTGTTTGTTCGCTAAGAGCTTTCCTTAGTATACTTTCTTTAGTTTTCTGATTTAAAAGTTTTCCATCCATAGTCTTGCTATCTAAAAGTTCTGGAGCTCTAAAATCTACGTCAAATTTATGTCCTTGAAAATCTACTGACTTTGTAAATATAGGTTCAGCTTCTGATGTCTTTTTGAATCCTGCATGTATTTTAGAATGAGATACTAAATCTTCATATGACATATTTCTAAAGTGACCTTTATTGAATACACCTTGTATACCAGCTAAAAAGTCTTTTCTAAAGGATGAACCTTTACCACCAGGCATAAAGGCATTTAAGCTTCCCATAGCACCACCAATACCAATACCCCACAATGGTGCAAATTTATCATACGGTCTGTCTTGCGAATATGCTCTAGGGAACTCCATTAAACCATCTATAGTGCCCCATATAACCGCTTCATTTAACATCTCTCCAAGAACAAATCCTTTTTTACCAGGATACCTAGATTGCATCATACCTATAAAATCATCAAAAGATTGTGTTCTCATATTTTTTCTAAAGACTTCTTTTAATGCGTCGCCTTCGGCTCTAGTAATAAGCCCTCTTTTGATATTGTTTTCAACAGTTTTATTTAAAATCTTCTTAGAAGTGCCAGAAAAGTTATTAGCAATATTTTTTGACCATTTAGCTTTTTGATTTAGTGTTTGATATTTAGCAGTAGCTTGATTTACTACAGAATTAATACCTTTACTAGCACCTTTTTTAGTTGCTAATTTAGCACCTTCTCCTGCTACTTTCTTAGTAACTCCTGATATAGTTTGTTTACCAGCAGCTTTAATAAATGGTTTAGCAGCAACACCTAGTGCTCTAACTCCCACTTTCATAGGTGCACCTAATATAAATCCACCAAATCTACCTGCAACTTCACCTGCAGCTCCCAATCCTGTTTCTGGCGTTATTGTTTCTATACCTGCTTGCTTTGCTATAACTCCTGGAATAGCAAATCCTGCTTCATCCAATGCTCCCCATGCAGCATTGCCTAAAAAATCATATAATGAATTTCTATTTGAGGTTTGTTGTGGTGTTTCTAATAAACCTGGAAAGTATCCTTCTTGAGGTTGAGTGTCGCTAGGCTCTCCAAGTTGGTTTAAATAATCTTCAAATACACTTGTATAAGCCATACTACTCCTTCTTATTATCTGTCTTTTCTGGTACCCCTAAATCTTTTAATGTAAATATATCAGCCATTACTGACCTCCCCCTGTTTTATATATATCTGGCAAATCATCTAAGCTTTCTTGTATTAAATTCTCTAAAGCTTCTTTAGCTTTAACAGCTTCAGCTCTAGAGTCTTGTGCGGCAACAACTCGATCTCCAGGCCAATAACTTATGCCTCCACGAGTTTTAACTTCACGTGAAAGTTGATTGTCTATAACGGCTAATGCAGCTTCTTTTTCTTTTATTTGGTCAAACAAAACTTTTCCTGCATTCCCATGTATTACAGAATTTCCACTAGTTACATTGTTTTCATATGGTGCAGGAATATAATCACCAGTTAAAAATTCAGCAGTAGCTGAAAGAGCTTGATCTCCATATGTAGCTATATGGCCATATTTCTCTAAATATTCATCTTTTTCTATAGCAATCATTTTATCTAATGTACTTTGAAGTTCGTTTAATTCATTGCTTAATATAGCCCTTTGCCCATATACATCTTTTAATTCATCATTTAATGCTACAAACTCTGCTCTTTCTTGTGCATATTCAGCAGTTCTTTGGTCAATTAGTTCTTGAGCTATTGATGGTACAGCAGCTGTAACATTGCCAACTCCAGCTAATGCAGTATTTACATATTGATCATATTCAGCAAATTGTTGATTATTAAGTCTTCCGACCATATAATCTTTTCTATCTTGATCTTGTATTGAATATATATCTTCATAAGCTGTTTCAGATTTCATAGGATCATACATATTAGTGTATTCATATTCCATATTTGCATACAATACTTCATCATCAGTGTATTGTGCTAATGAATCTCCCATAACTTCTATATATTCAGCACTAACACCTTTAGATCTTAAATTTGATATTCTATCTGCACCCATTCCTTGAAATGTAGGACCACCTGCCAATACAGGTCCAGTACCTACATTGCCAGTATTATCATCTGGCTGAGATTCTTGAAAAGCTCTTAGAGCAGTATCTAGTTCAGGAGGCAATGTAGTAGGCTCTGCAAAGTTTGTTAACCCAATTAACGATGATTCCATTTCATTTTCATACACAGATACTGTATTATATTCATCTTCTAATGGAAGAATGTAATTTTGAACAAGTGAAGGAGATTCTTTTGCTAATTGTTTTATAACAGCATTATTCATACCACCATTTCTATAATGAGTCATTATAAAATCTAATGGCTGAGAAGATGTCATCACTTGGAATGTAGCACTAAATTCTTTAGCAAAGTCATCCATATCCATTTCTTTACCAGTTTGAGGATTGTAATATTGAACATTACCATCTTCATCTACAGCTTTTAATCCAGCTCTAGTTTGCCATACGCCCTCAGCATCCATCAGAGTATTTAAAGTTTCTTTTGCTGTTGTATATTTAGGTTGTATTTTTAATAATTCAATTTCAGATTGTCTTTGTGCTATTTCATTTGATTTATATTGTTCATATGCTTCTTGATCAGTAAAGTTAGGATTTAATAATACGCCTTGAAAATATTGATTAGAACGCTTTCTCATCTCATTTCTATTGTTATCCCACCATCCTTCAGATGTCATTGTTTCAGCCATATCTTCTACAGACTGACCACCAGGCATTAGTGAATCACCATCATCTAAAAATAATCCCATATTAATTATATTAATAGCATCATCATATCCAATGGTAGAGCTATTAGTAAGTTCAGAAATAGCATCTTTATCCATATTATAATCTTCAGAAGTATATCTTCCAGAAGTTTCATCATCCCTACCATATGCAAATCCAGAAGCTGGATCTAAAGATGCCATAGCACCTTGGGTCATCCATGTTTGAGCTTCTTGCTGAGCACCCATACTAGCTTTGACATTTAAGCTGCCATCATCATTGTACTCATAGTATCTAGGATCTACTTGATCCATAGTTTTTAATTCAACAGCTCTTTCATGAGCTAAAGCAGATTGGCTTTGAGCCATTTTATATTGTGCTAATAGCCCAGGCAATTCATCCAAGAATGAACCTAAAGCACTTTTTTCATATGTTACATTATAACTCTTAGCCATTATTTTCCTTAAATTTTATAACAATCCAGCTTGCTCTGCTATTCCAAGCCTATCCCAGAAAGCTTTGTCCTGACTTGTTTTTATATCATACAGACTTTGATTTAATGATAGCCCTATACCAGCTTGTTCTGTTGCAAAACCTTCCATCCCTAATTCTGTTGATTTTCCTATATCTTTCATAGCCATATCCCTAGCATAATCAATAGATCCAGATCTAGCAAATCCAGATTGAGCTTTCATTTTATCCGCCTGACTCATTGTTCCTCTAACTTGCTCAGCTTGCTTTATTTGAAATCCCTTTTTTTGAGTTTCTAAATTTCTATATTTTAAATCAGCACCCTCTCTAGCAAATTGATATGGCTCATCTTTATATATATCTCCAAAATACCGTTGAACATCTGCTGTCCCTAGAGTTGTACCAGTTACTCCTGCTATTTTTTCACCAATCTCAGTAAGACTACCGTATTCAGCATAAGTTTCTTCAGCACCTTCTTGCGTCCATCCTGCTGGACCAGACCCAATATTTGCACCTGATTGACCTGCATTTGAAGGCTGAACAGACCATACGTCAGTACCATCAGGATTATATGCACCATAATGATGAAAATGCCAACCATCAGTATTTAAAGCCATACCTGTATGATCTGTAGTAGTATTGACATCTTGCTGAACATCAGTATGCTCTCCATGATATTCTTTTAACCCTGTATCAGGATTAATAGTACCAGCACCTCTATTCTTTATCGAAGGTATAGCAGCTTTCCCTAAGCTATCTAATAAATTTGCTTCTGGCATAGTAACATGAGATGGCTGACCATCTATACTTCTTATTTCAGTGTCTCCATTTCTACCTTTATTTTTTAAAGATTCCAAGTATTCAAACTCTTCTTTAATATGAGAAGGCATTAGATCATATGTCATTTGATGTAGGTATGGCGCATGCAATGCCATTTCTTCTTGCATCCTAGCAAGATTAGCAGAAGCTAGTGCTTTCTTATTTAAAAGATCTTTCCTTTTTTTATATAACTGTTTTAACCCAGCCATTAGTCTCTGTACTTAGATATATTATAACTACCAGCAGCATTAGACACTAGACTATCAAGGTATTGAGATAGTAAATCTTGTCCCGCCTGTACTCCCTTTCCTGCAATGCTTGTTCCAAAATCTAATGCACCTCTGCCAGCCGCTTTTTTTGCTGCTTTAGCTGCTTTCCCAGCTTCAGTCAAACCAGCTGCAGCTTGGGTAGCTCCTGCTGTCATTCCAGCGGTAAGGGCTGATGTTAAATTTTCTGTTCCCAACCCACTTAAATCTTTTGCTAAATCTCCTCTTTCTTCCTTAAAAAACTTAGAACTTTGCCCAGATCCTTTTAATTTAACTTGATTAGCACCTATTGCTCCTCCTAAAGCAGTTCCTCCTGCAGCCATAAGGCCTGCAGCCAATGGAGTTGCAGCTCCCCCCGTTAAGGCCATAGCAGCTAATCCTCCTAAAGTTCTTCCAAGGCTTCCCCACAACCCTTTTTTCTTAGCTTGTTTTTCTAGCTCTTCTTGAGCTTCTCTGCTATCTCTTCTAAGTAAATAAGCGCCTTTAGACATCTAAATCTCCTTTTAGTATAAAATCCTTCATTGTAATATATAATATAGTGATAGACATATGCAAATTAATTATCTAACTATTGTCAAATACATGGTAAGATACTACTACCTTCATAGAAACAATACTACCAGTTGTAATTCCTGAATCTAACTTTACTGTTAATGGTTTATTTTCTCCATCAGTAATTGATTGTGCAACTTCTCCATTATAATGTTGTAAATGGAGTATTCTATCTCCACTTTCATTATACATAAATCTTCTTTGATAATATATAACTTCACTTATACTTGTAGCTCCATCATAGCTTACAAACAAATCAGCACTAGAAGAGACTTGAGTTGTTAAGGTACTTCTGTCTATTACTAAAAAACAACTTGTAGGCATTATAATTTTATTTGCTCCTTGAGCAGCTACTATTGTTTGTTCTGTAGTATGCAATGCATTCATATCTGATTGATTAATAGTTACACTTGCTATTTTTACAGATTGCGCTAAAGAGGTTCCTGATGTAATTTGAATATCACTTCCACCTGCTTCTGTAAACCATAATTCTACAGGATTTTCATTTTTTACCCATAACTGCCCATGATTCCCTATATTAGCTTCTGCTGCATTTAGTTTGCTTATATATAAACTCGTTCCTGGCTTTAAATATCCTCCAGAAACAACATTGCCATCAGTATCAGTAGTAATCGCCACAGTACTATCAGAAGCTTGTATCTGATTTGCACCTAATATTACAGCTCCTTCAAATTTTGTAGTTTTATCAGATCTTGTTAGCATAGCTATTTCGTGATTATTTACAGTAGTACCACTAGTAGATGCTGGAGATACATATATTCCAACAGCTCCACCAGCAGCTGAGCCTTTTCCTTTTCCTGCATAAAGCTTTAGATCTCCACCAACCTTATTAGGATCTCCACCAGCTGCAACGCTTCCTGCATATAAATGCAGTTCATCACCATTTTCAGTATCAGCTTGGTCAGCTACCTTTATAGAAGAATCAGCAGCATCAAAATTAATATCATTCCCATTTACAGTTAAATCTCCGCCAGTAGTCAGGTTTCCTGCAACTTCTACTGTTGAACTAGCAGCTGTAGCATGTGGTGTAAAGGTAAGCATGGCAACATCAGAGCCACTTGCCTTGTTTTGAAATGTCATTACACCACCATCTGCTACATGCAATGTCCATTGATCTATATCATCTTCTCCAAGATCAGAGTGTAATCCTATTATAAGAGGTTGCCCAGTAGTAGTCATGAATTTATAAGCATTTTCTGTATGAAAAGACAATACATTCATAGATGTTTCATTGTCTATTATAGCACCATTACCAAAAGTAGCTTTTGAGCCAGAAATGGTTAGGTCTCCTAATATAGTAACATTGTCATCGTCATCCATAGTTATAGTATGACCACCATCAGATGCTTGTATAATATTTGAACTAACTTTTAATGCACCTGTTACTGTAGTCACTGATGAACTTCCATTTCCAATCGTAACATCAATCTCATCTGTAGTAGGTGTCCCGACCATGGTTAATCCTGACTCCAAAGTGGCATCAGCCTTAGGCTGTACCAATAATTTTAAGCCTCCACGCTCAGACCCATCAGCAGCATTTACTATAGATCCTTCTATTCTTGCTACTTGATTTTGTGCTTGCGCATCATCATCTGTATAAAAAGATATTTTTCCTGCTACATCATTATTGGCACCTGCAGCACCTTTATCCTTTGTAAATTTTATTTCCCCACCATCTGTTCCACTATGAGTATTTAAAATTTCCAACCTAGGTTTACCAGATACAGATGAAGTTAAGGTAAAGAATGCATTTGTCGCATCATAAGTAGCATTTGCTTCAGCAGATATACCACTAGTACCATTTCCAGTTAAAAGACTATTAGCTGCTAATGTAGTCTGTCCTGTACCTCCATTCCCAACAGGCAGAGTACCAGTTACATTAGATGTTAAGTTGCAATAAGTTGTTGAAGAAGATCCTGTCCCACCATTTTGAATAGCTAATGCAGCTACAGAAGATGGAAGCTCATCTAATGGTGATGCTACCCAAGCTTCTCCATTGTAATATAATACATCGCCCAACCCTCTATCAAATATACCATCTATATCAAATCCAGATGTAGTAGTTGTAACTTCTCCTAATACTTGTTTATACAATACATTATTATATCTAACATATATAACTATACCTTCAGAAGTATATCTAGGATAGATTTTCCCTTCTTGCAAATCCTTTATATTAGGAACACCTTTTTGAACAATTGATTGTCCTTGCTTAGACTGTACTAGATTTCGCCATTTTCTATTATCCATTATTTAATACTCTTTAATCTATATACTATTGATATATCATTAATTTCAAAATCATCTCCCGCAGTTCCACCAAAATGCAATTGAAAACTATATATATTATTAATACTAGTAACAGGCTTTAATTCAGCATTAATCCAATGTTCTTTATTATCATCATCTAGTAATGGAGTAGTATCGCTATTAGTACCATCAGAAGAACCATTTGCATTAGTGCGGTAAAATGGAAGCAAATCACTTGCTGTATCTGTTTCTCCATTGACACCATATTGTATAGTAACGCTATCACCATCCCCTTTATAGGACACATATACTTTATATATTTTCTTTCTAACAGCAGGTGCTCCAAAGTCAAAATCTTTTGTAATATAAGATATTGCAGATTTATTGTCAGGAGCAGGATCGTATTTATAAACATTAGTAGTTCCAGAACCCCATACTAAATCTCCATTTGAATCATTTATAAAGTTAGTTTGAAGAGTATTATCTGCAAATAAACTGTTTGCAAAAGACCATGCTCTTGATACTAAATCATATATATAGCAATCTCCATCACCAGAACTGCTTGCAGATTTTAATACAAATAATTGTCTTGTTTTTGGATAATATCCTATACTTGAATTTGCTGTTATAAAACTACTCCAAGTAGATTTAGAAATAACATTAACATTTTCTTTTTCTAATAAGAAGTTTATTCTTTGACCATCATACATATATGCACCCCTAGAATTAACCCAAGCTATTCCAAACTCTGTTTTGCATACAGCAGAAGGGTGAGCTATTCCTAAATGTTGATGAGTTGATTCTATAAACTCTCCTTCTGATTGAGCTATATTTATTATAGTCATTTTATTCTTTTTAAATTCAAATAATCTATCTGAAAACTCTTCTAGTTTTACTATTTCATCTCCATCAGAAACAGTAACTTCAACCAAATTTCTTTCTGTAAATGTGTCAAACTTATCTACTGGAGATTTAACTATAGCATCTGGCCTTGCTTTCTCAGTGCCATCATCATGATAAAACTTAACATTTCCAATCCAAGCTCTTCTATTAGCGACAACTGCTGTTTTAAATTTTGCAGCAGTATCATGTTTCTCTTCTCCATAACCAGTATTAGCTTCATATGTAATTAATTTAGACGGAGATGTTAAAGGGTCAGTAACTGTATAAAGTACCGCATCTCTATCTCCACTTACAGCGGATTGTTGCCATCCTTTTAATGAACGAGAGCCAGTAGAAAGATCTTTTATTCCAAGATTTAAATCTACTTCTGCTTGTAAATACCAATCAGTAGTTCCATGTTCTCTTAGATATATATTAAATCCTGTAATTCTCTCATTCCATGCCGTATCAGCACTTATAGCTCCATCAGCTGGAGAAGGTATATATACATATATTTTAGCCTTCCTATCAGAAAAAGTGCTTTGCGTAATATTTCCAAGATCATCATCTCCAGTATTACTTTGAGCAAGTGTTCCAGCTGGATGATTAGAATTTGTAGTCCCATCATTATTGTATATAGGGTCACCTCCACTAGTTTGGATTACATGTAAGGCACTCTCTTGTCCATTAAGGCCAACTCCATCATATATTAATGTATAAGCACAATTCCAAACTTTGTCCCATCCTGATCCATTAGCAAATTGGGCTCCACCATCAGCAGCATCAAGTGCACTATATAATCTAATATGAGGTGCATGTTTTTGACCTGTATATATTCTTCCCCATTTTTCGTATGTAGCTGTATGATCACTTTCAGGATTTTCATTGCCACCAGAACCACTAGCTCTAGCTTGAACTGTAAACTGTGGATAATGTTTGTAAGTATCTGTCAATAAATCTGTTGCACTTCTAGGATTGGCATCGTCTAATATCCATTTACTAATATTTGTAGTATGGACTGTATGCTGATATGAAGAACTTAATTCTGTATATCTATCTCTAACAATATGTCCATACCATTTCGTAGTATTAGCTAAGTTTGCATCAGCAACTCTCAACGCTCCATCAACATAGTAAAATACAGGTTTCCATGCAGCTCCTAGATCATTAAGAACATCTGCATGCCAAGCAGTACCATCCCATATATTAACTTCTGTATCAGTGCTTGAATCAGCAAATACTAAATAATCCGTAGCACTTGCAGACCCTGCAGTTCCAGAGCCATCACCAGCATCACTAAAGTCACTACTAAATGCAAATAACCCATATCCAGGACTAATAGTGCTAGATGCAACATTATCAGCAGCATGAGCAGTACTACCACCAAGAGTTTTTAGCATTCCACGATGATTTAAAGAAAAGTCTGTTAATGAAACGCATTCATTATCAGCGATATCTCTAGGATCACTATTATCGTTTATTCCTCCACTAAAATTCTCTATCTTTAAGATTTGCTTTGGCATTTAAAAGATCTTTCTTAATACACCTTTAATTACGTTAAATATAGCTGTAAATATTTTCTCTTCCATTTTCTCTGATAAGAATGGAATATCAACTGCATCATTGATCTTTTTGATTATTTTCTTTTGACCTTCTTCTGAAAACTTTTCTTCCATCTTGCCTTTAAGTTCTGCTTTAGCTTCATCTATTTCATCTTGAATAACAGTTTTTATCTCATCCTTTATTTCATCAACATCTATATTTATATTATCTAAAAACTTATCTAGTTTATTACTCATCTAACAACTCCTCTATTTTAATATTATGTTTATGTTCTACCTCACAATAGGTAGGACAAGGTCCTGGGTTTTCTTCAAGTATAAAATGAAGTGCAATAGCAAGGATGATAATAATAATATCCTGGTTCAATCCTTCTCTTTTTTGCAGTCCCACTTACTTAAATCTAGCATAGGCAATGGTTTTTCTATTGTATGATTTTTAACTTGATCGTTTTGAATGGCCATTTTACTACCACCTTTAATTATAGGCTTATCGCCAATACAATCAACATCATATACAAAGAATATAGTTTTCCACATACCTACCCTAACAACTCTAGCAGGTCTACCGTCTATAGTAACAACGTCATCGGTATTAAGGTCATCTCCTATGAAGACTTTAAATCCTTCTATCATAGACTCCATACTTGATTTAAACAAAAGGAAGAGCATACCAGATATGAACATCCATCCATACTTGCCTATCATTTGCGACGCTGCGTCTTGTATTTGCTCTTCCATATTTACCTCATTTAATTACCGTCTATTATTTCTCCCCATAGACTGGTACGGCCATCAATGATTTGCACTACATGCACTGTAAACAAACCATTCTTATAAAAATCAACTACTGCAAAGGCATGCGCCCAATTAATAGCTCTATTTTGTAGCCATAAGTTAGATTCTTCAGACATATCTTTTAAACAACCTATACTCCAAGCAGACTTTGGTCCGTCTACATGAGTAGCACTATATTGTTGTAAATCATGCCAATGTCCATACATTATATTGCAACCTAATTTTCTAATATGATTTGCTGCGTGATATTGACCACCGTACTGATTGCCGTGATAGAAGTACAATTTGCCTATTTTAAGGCGTTTTCCCATTGGATGGTATACATACCCCCTATCAGCAAGTTTTACAGCCTTATCGAACCTATATTGCTTCAAATAAGGATGTGCATCAACAAACATATTTAACCAATTATCATGGTTACCTTCGCAAAAATGTCTTTCAGGGCAATTAGATTTATCTAAAGCTTCATCGATTATATCCATTCCCTTGTTAACATCTTCAACATCTTGTTCTAACTCTGGTACTATAAATTCTAATGGAGGCTTCTGTTTTCTTTTCCATTTCCAAGCAGAAAAAGCACTCCATTCCCCTACGTCTCCCAAATCAATATATGCATCTGGCTTTATCATTTCAATTGCTTCACAAAGAACTTTAATAGCTGGTTCATCGTGAAGAGGAAAGTGTTTATCAGGTGTCACTATTGCTCTCCTGACCACTCCTTTATCTTGTGATGTCATATAAAAAACTCCCTTTTAACTACTATAATATACTACAATTTAACTATAAGAATCAAATTGTCTTCTTAAACATCCATCCTACAATAATTGAGAATATAGATGCTATGCCTTTAAACCATCCTAAAGTTATTTCAGTCTTTCTTATTCTGCCATTTTGAGCATCGATCTTTTTGTGTAATCGTTCTATTTGAATTACCTCCCAAGAACGATGCTCTTTAGCAAAAGCTTCTTCAGCAGAAAGCTTTCCTTTAATAAAGTCTAAAGTTTCATTTAACTCTTTATTAGTTACCTTAGGCATTAATCAGCATAATCCGTATGGACAGGGAGATCTGAACAAACTAAATCCCAACCTTTATTTAATACATATTGAGTATATTCACTACTAGACGCATACAATGTGCAACAGTTAGTTAATACATAGTTATAATTATGCTGAGCAGTTGTTAAAAAGTTTCCGCTTGGATCTCTTAACTTTAACCAGTAATACTTGTTGCAGACTGGATGCCATATCCTTAATTGGAATCCTGACGCATCATCGGTTCCAGTAAGTATTCCACCGTTTTCAGATTCAGTTAACAAAGCATCTTGAATATTCATCTCTAGCCAATAACTTCTCATTGTATTGGACTGATAAGTCCAAGTTTGCCCTGGATCATTTGATTGTTTTGCTGGACCACTAAGATAAAATGGTTCTGCAGCATTATAAGTCAAACCACCAGCTTTAACGGTAAATACAGCTGTATTACTAGATGAACCAGGATCTGTAAGAGTGATTGTATCTCCTTCTGCAAGTCCATAAGCTCCTGCAGCTATAGCATCGCATGTTACTGTGTTTCCATCACCAGAAGTAGTAAAGCTCATAGTCAATCCTGTAGTTCCGTTATTAGCTGATCCATCAGCATGAGCAACTGTAAAGTCTGTGATATTATTATGATCTTGACTACCTTGCCAAGAACCTCCAGTTGGAGTTACTGCTGCTGCTACAAGAGCAGTGGATGGAGTAGTATTTAATCCATTTGCATGATGTTTAAATAATCCTAATATTTTACCATCATTATTATTAGTCATATCAGACAAATCAAGATCTAATATTTGATTATTAGTTCCGTCAAATTCTCCACCATATCCACTATGAGCATTAACAATAATAACTGCTTTGTTTTGAGTTTCAGGAGGAGATAAAAATCCAGATTCTCCTAATTGAGGTATACCGCATACAGGATCACTTGCTGCATAATTTAAAGTTTCGCCAGAAACTCCTCCATTAGAGCAATCATCGCCTGTATTTATAAACATAAAAGGTCTACCAGATCCTGGGGTAGTATTACCTGTAGGATTTTTCGTCCAATAAGCATTGCCCTCTTTAAAGCCTTGTGTAACCAAAGACCCAACCCATTCTGCACTTCCTCCTACTCCCGTTACAGTAGCAGCAACACTAGCGCCTATAATTTGAGTAGTATCATTATTACCATTACCTGCTCCACCAGGAGTAGTTGAAGTTCCAGCTCCATTTCCATCAGCTCCCCAGGCATAAGTTGTTTTAAATGCACCGTCTTGAGTATTTGAGTATCCTATTAATTTCAACCCATTACCAAATAGAGTTGGATTACCTTGATATCCTAAATTATAATATTCCAATCCATCTATAGGATCTTCCAAACTAAATGAAAGACCTACAGGAAAAGGAACTTGTTCTTCTACTTGAACCCAATATCCAAATCCAGGCCTGATATTGTTTAAACTTCCAACCCATTCTCCTGGAGAAATTCTGGTAGTAGCTTGGCCAGCACTTATTATATTAGTAATTGTATATCCATTTCTTGAAAATAATAATTCAAGATTCGCAGGCGGGAACCAATGTCCTCCAGTTCTTGTTATTGGAAAAGTCATTAAATGCTTTGATCCAGCAGTTTGACTTCCGTAAGGGTGATATTCCCATGTTTTTGATGCCATCTTTAATTCTCCTTATAATGAATAATCTGTGACAAATTGATTATTGTTTGCTTTTGAATTTACACTAGACATGCCCTTCCCAAGCAATTCAGGAACAAAACACTCTATATACACTTCGATTTGACAATCAGTAGGTCCTGCAGTAGCACCAGCTTCCATCGGTTTAAATGCTAAATAGCTATCAGCACCAGATGCAGTCCATTCTCTTATTACTGACCCATTTGCAGCGTTATCACCTATATCTATATGTGTAGCTGCAGAAGTAAGATCAATACCATCAAAAAACTCAGTACCAATATTAGTCCACGAAGAATCATCTGCCAATCCTACATCCATAGTCTTACTAGCTGGAGTAGATGCAGTTGTGATTTTTAAAATCATATTTTTAATAAAAATACTAAACCCGCTATTAGAAAATGGATTTAATATACCACCCCCCATAGGACCCGTTGCAGCTGCATTACTTACATTTGTCATAGCTTCAGATTTATATCCCAACCAAAAGCTATGGCCTAATGATACTAAAGACTTAGCACCTAAAGATGAATCTATTCCTGCTGGACCTAGCATTGAGATATTATTTAGTGGAGTTGTTAATCCAGATAAATCCTCCCAATCATTTGTAGTCATCTCTGCAGTATTTGTTCTTAATAATGCATGGGACGCTTGAATACCATTGTCCTTCCAATCTCCAGCAGTCGCATTGCCAAGATATTTAGCAGCGTTTTCAGCTGTTTCAGCTGTTATACTTGTTTCAGTTCCATCAGGATTTCTAGGGAATTGATTTACCCAATATTTGTTTCCTGCCATTACATGTTCTCCTTATTTTTATAATAATCATTTTTTATTACTCTTTTTATTAATTCAGGCATAACACGCTCCGATATTGGACCGAAACAAGGTTCACATACCTCTACGCCTAACCATAACATAGTTTTTTCTTCTTTTTTATCTTTCTTGCATTTTTTACAATAAATTAATTTCATTTTCCCCCTTTATTTAAGATCCTAAATAGGCTACTATAGCCCCTGAATCGATATTTATAGCTGTCCATCTACCATAAATTGTTATTCCAGAAGGAAAGCTAGCTCCTGTCAAGCTATTTGTTAAAATTTCTCCTGGAGGGCCAGTATGTAATTCGGAGCCTCCAGTACCAAAATATAAAGAAGTATCTTCTTGTGTTAATGTATTAAATGTAACATCAGAAGTTCCTATTACAGTAAAGGCAGTAAATACAGTTCCTTTGGGAGGAGTATTTTCCTCATCTGCAACAGTAATAAGCATACTTCCACCTTGGCCTAAAGCTATATTAGTTCCTTCAGCAGCTGTATATGTATGTATTCCTTTTCCAGCCATTATCTATACTCTATATGGAAAATATATTTTAAATCACTTGCAGAGGCAAAGTCTATTGCAGTTCCTTGCGCTAAGCATCCCATATAAACAGAAGTAGAACCTTCTGCTGCTTGAAGCATCATAGGAGTCATCTGTGAAATATCACCAGCTTCTCCGCCTGAGTTCCAAATACTGGAAAGAGTTGATATATCTGTATCTCCCAAAGACCAATCAACATCAATAGTTCCAATAATACTATTGAAAAAAGCAGGAGTATCTATAGTAGGTGCATTATCAATCGTTCCTAATGATATATTATCTTCCATAAAAATAAGCTTTAAATCATGCTTTTCTTGATCTTTATCTACAATCATTATTTTTCTTAGAATCGAAGTTCCGCCTGGAACGGCTACTGCATTGGGGATCTCTAGAGTGCTATGAACTACAGCATTTGCATCTGTTTCTCCTTCAGTAATATCTGTAGCATCAACTCTTATAATTTTACCTAAATGTTGGTTTAGGGATTCTTGAACTGTATAAGTTCGTAAACCTTTTCCTCCGCTATAATCTGCCATATTAACCTCCTGCTCTAAGGACTGGCTGTCCGTGAATGAGCTTGTTTATTGTTATTATTATCTTATTGCATGCTGTCCAGCAATAGCATGTCTATATCCGTTAAATCTACCGCTCTCATTTTTTTCAATCATTTTACGAAATTCTTTCATGAAATATTCTTTTTTATCTATTTCCATAGCATCTTCTGCAATTCTAGCTTTAAGATATACGACCAAAGCCTTGGCTAAATATGATTGAATATCAACTTCATCAGATTCGTCTACTATTTCTCCACCATCTTTTGCTTTAGGCAATACTGTATATTCTATTTGAAGTCCATCAGTAATAGTAACTGTGGGACTTTTCCATTCCCCACTACCAGATCCCAATCCAAGTCCTTGCAATGGAGTAGTTTCTGTATATGAATAATTCAATCCATCAGAAACAGAATAATCTTTTTGTACTAAAGCAATTCTATTGCCTTCCATATAATATGCATATTCTCTAGATGTAGCCATTATATTTCATCCTTATCTGTATGTGTAGGCTTTCCTATCATTCTAGGTATAGATCTCCATTGATCATCCGTATTTAAATGATTTTTAACTCTAATATCTGTAATCTTAATAGCCTCTGATGGTAGGTTATAATATCTTTTATCTTTTATAATATCCATATAATTTAATGTTTGCCCTCTTAATGTGATTTTGTCTCCAGCAGATGTTGATGTTAAATCTTCACTAATATCTATAGTATTTGCAGAAGCGCTTGTAGATGTATAATATCCATTAGAGCTATTAGACGATTTGTCTGTATTATTATTTGTACTACCATCTACTAATATTTTCATTCCAGATTCAAAACTACCAAGAGTACCATTAGTGTCTCCAATGGAATTTGTTTCATATAATCTTTGCTGTGTTATACCAAATATTAAATTTTCAGTAGTTGTGCTACTAGTGCTATTTGCATAATAAGTTATATATATACTTCCATCTGCAGGAGCAGCAAACGTTTTGTCTACAGACATATCAGTATTACTCCCAGCTGTACCGCCAAAAGTGACACTAACTAAACTGCTATTTACTGTTGATCCTGAAGGAGCTGCTGTCCCTATCGCAATATGACAATCTTGATCAAGATCAGCTAAAGTTCCATTGTTAAGTATTGAAGTATATCTATACGTTACATAAGGTTTTAATCCTGTAATATTCCTATAAATTCCTGTTTTTATATCCCCACTAGCATGATATAAATTATGTTTAAGTTTGATACCTAAAGTACCATAAGGAACACTAATACCAGTAACAGTACTTGTTGTTCCAGCTCCACTTGCTGTCGCTTTTTTATATTGAGTATCAGTAATATTTTCTGATTCATATTGAGTCCAATTATCAGGCTCTGTCTCCGCATAAGCAACTCCACTTATACCAGTCCATGTAGCATTTAATAAATTTGTTGAAGTAGACGCTAAATCACTAGGAGTACTTCCAAATGATATACCTGTTCCAGTAGTACTAACTACAGTCCCTTTAACTATATTCTCAGAAGATATTAAATTCATTTCTTCTAATCCATCTTTAATATAAGCAACAGCACGACCAGTTTCTCTTATTCCAGCTCTTTCCATTATTTCTTGTACTTTCATTAAGATCTAGCTCCTGCTTGTTGAGGTGGTTTCATTCTTTCAAATGCCATCTCATATTCTTGTTTTAATTCTTTTAATCTCCCCTCATACCATTTATATTCTTGAGCTAAGTTAGCCATTCTGCCTTGAGCTTCTTGTAAATATCCTCCAGATATACCAATCTTAGATTGTAATTCAGAAGCATATCCTTGTGCCGCTGCAATATATCCTTGAGCCACACCAACTTGAGCATTTACATGCCCTGTTCTTGCATTAACTTCAGCAACAAATCCTTGAGCTTCTTGAAGTGAAGCCTGCGCTTCATCTAAATAATTTTTACCTGCATTAGAATATCCTTGTGCAGTTTGTATATATCCAGATGCAACTTCCGTATCTTCATCATCTACAAATTGATTCGCCAAATCTACTTCACCATTGACAAGATCAAATTCTGTATTAGCCAATTGAACAGCTGTATTAACTCTACTTAAAGCAGTTGTGATCGCTGCTACTGCAGTATCTATATTGCCATCAACTAATGTTGCAGCTTCTGCTAATTCAGCAATAGCTGAATCTACTTGAGTATTTATTAAGTCGCAAACATCCTGAGTTTCATCTAATTCTGTATTAACAGCGGTTAAAGCTGTTGTTATATCAGTATTTCCATGCAATGAAGCCATGACATTTCTCATACATGCTATGCCAGCATATAATACTACTAAATAAACTTTATCATTTGGAAATGATTTTAAATCACTACTATTGTAAGCCAAGGCACCACCATCACCATTTTGAGGTTCATTGTTTACATAGTACACTTTATAGCTATTAGGACTAGCCCCTGGAGCAGGATACACATTTATTTTACTATCTTCTAAAATTGTATATACTGGATGAAATTTAGATGCATAATCAAGGCTACTCGTATCTGTTACGCTATATTGTTTACCAGGATGAATATATTTACATTCTTCCCATTGATTAGTAACTCCCGACTCTCTTACAACTGACAAAATCTTTGCGCCATTTAAATTAGCGCCTTGAGATGTTTGCGCAGCTGTTACCTCTTGAAACTTTTTAGCATCGCCAGGATTTAAAGCTATACAACGATTTGTAACATCAATTACACCATCCTTGAGATAATCAGTAAGTTCAGCGGTCGTAAAATGAGTGCTAACCGTTAAACCTGTTAATCCTTCTACTCTTGTTTCAAAATCTGCCATTTAATTCCTTTATTAAGTATCCCCTGGGTGGTACAGGGAGGGGAAACTCCATATAACCACCCAGGTTCAACATTTTGTTATTTGCCTATTATGTTAAGTTTAATGCATTATAAAATGCACTACCATCACAAAATACGTGGCAAAAATCGCCTGCTGCATCTATATTTCCAGAAGAATTAACCGTAGTTGCTCCTCCAGATTTATAAACGAACAACGCGTTCCATCCTGCTCCAGCATCTGAGGCAGAAGGGAGTGTAACTGTAGCTGCGGCACACAAAAAGACCTTTCCGCTATCTTCAGGACTTACTGTTACATTTCCATCCAGAGTCTCAACTCTTCTATTTGCCCAGCTAGCTCTTGCTCCATTTATTACTTGTGCCATTGTTTATCTCCTTATTGCAAGCCAAATTCGATTTCATCAATGATAATATCGCAAGTATCAGCATCTTGTCTTTGGAAGAACCAAGGAGTAATAATATCACCAGTATCAAAAGTAACGGTTGGTTTGTTAGTTGTAAGCTCAACACCATTCTTATAATAAGATGTTACGCCAGTTCCACTAACTCTAACTTCTAACCAAGCCCATTCATTATCAGCCCAAGTTCCTTCACTATTGGCTGAAGCAGCACCAGCATTATTAATATTATTCTCATACTTAATAGTACCACCATCTACATTCAAGCTAGCAAAGTCAGTATAGGCTACGCCTGTTACTTCATTTGCATCACTTTGCAATCTAAAGCCTACATGACAATCATCTGTTCCAGATACATCACTAAGTTTCATATGTACCTTGAAATAGAACGCAGGAGAAGATCCAACTGTGAAAATATCATAACCTTCTAAACCACCAGCTAAAAATGGACCTACTGTCCATTGAACGCCTATGTTGTTGGTCTTTGTTATGGTCATATTGCTACCTTCAGCATGTCCTATTATATAGTCAGTAGTATTGGCTCCTATATAGCTTCCATGAATGCTAACTCCACTTCCATAAAGCGCCATAAATTGGTCAGCTTCAGTTCCATCCATTGTCTTAGCTGTAGTATTTGCACCTGCAAATTGAGGTATTCCATATAACTTGAAGTTATATTTATTATCATAATCTGCATCTAACTTATTGTCGAACTTATTTTGTCCATACATTGGATTAGCCATTTATAACCTCCTTATTTCCAGATAGCATGGCATTCAGGCATACTGAACTCCATACCAGCTTCGGTTAAGATTAAGTCAACTCTACGGTCAATACCAGAATTTTCAAGTGTTTGAACACCTACATAAACTGAAGTATCTCTGTTGACACCGTTGCCCACAAGTGGACGATACGCTGCGTATTTCATATTGATACCTAACATTTTAATATTAGTACCATCTAAGTGAATATTTCTTGCTACATTCATATCACCATAAGGTGTTGAGAATGTTGAAATATCAACTCCAAATACTTTTTTCTTACCTGTTAATGCAAGATCAGATCTAAAGTTAGGAGAAATCTCTAGATTATTTCTAAAGTATCCACCTAATTTATGTAACCAATTATAAACAGCTGTATCGCAGAAGAAAACAGTAGAAGAACTATTGTTATATCTAGGATCAAGATATGATGACATATCATCCAAGAAATCATCTGCAGTTTTAGTTGCGATAGCAAGATCAAATTGGTTACCATAGTTTAAGATGTAATCTACAGCACCTTGAGTAGTATAATAAGTATCACTTTGAGAACCAAATAATAATGAGTTTTCAATATCCCATTTATGTTCTACTAGTTTTTCTTTCCATACTCTTGCCCATTCATTTGGCTCATACTTAAGAACTGTTGCTCTTGCAGTATTAGTCATTGCCATGGAAGTTTTAAATATTTGAGTTCTTCCATAGTTTGTTGAATAAGGCTGATCTTTCCATGTTTCAGGATAACCAGATCCCTCATCATGAGCTGTACCCATAACATATGAACGTCTTTGTTCTAATTCGCTATGAATTACATCGTCAGCTGGACTAACAGTAGATTGATCATCACTATTAGCTAATGCTGTAAGATATTGACTGTTTGCAGTTGTATTACAATTTTTAACAATTGTGCAATACAATTCAACCATATCTGGATTTGCAGTTGTTCCACTCGCATCATCTCCTGCTCCTGTTGATGCATATTCAGTTACAGTATTTACCTTTGCAACCATATAATCTGCAACTGCACTACCGCCAGATCCACTTCCGCAAGGAACTTTAATTAATTGCCCTGGGATGTAAAACTTTGGCATTGTACCTGCCGCACCAATAAGAACTTGACTTGAACCAGTATTTCCAAATATATTTTGAATATTACCTTGATTTTTATAATCAGTTCCCATACGTAAATACAAATCATTTCCTGTTGCTTTTGCAGCGCCAAGATCAGATGTAGTTACCCATGTACCTACATTATTTTTTGCAGCCATAACATATGCATAACGCTTATGCCATGAATCTCTTTTCTCAGTCCATTTGAACTGTGGATCGTCTGTAGGTTTTTTACCTACTTTTGAGACAAATCTAAAGAAAGGATCTTGTGCAATTGATAATTCTGAAACTCTATCTCCAAAATTATACTTACGTCTTAAATCACCAGTATTTAAGCTGCTTCCTGCACCAGGACCAGTTCCTGCAACATCACTCGTTGCTAGATTGCCTAGATTAAATAAATCAGACATTATTTACCTCCTAATGAGTATTAAGCCCGAGTAGAAGGTCTGAAATTAATTCTACCCGAACAAGTTATCTAAATCACCATCAGAACCAAGTAAACTATCAAATATTGTGTCATCAGGACTTTTTTGATTATTTCCTTGACTGTTGGCTCCACTAGCGCTTGTAGGCATATTACGTACGTTTTTCATTTGCTGAACCATATCATCTTTAGTAGATTTAGCAACATTTCCTTGGACTTTGTCTTTATTTAACAAATAATGAATGTCTTCGAGAGTCAATACATGGTCTTTTGCCTTTGCTACCATTTCTTTGTACTCATCGTCAGACATTTTATGTTTTTTTCTAAAGTCTTGTTCTTGCCTAGCAAATTGAGCTTTTTGCTGTATTTGAGCAGCTTTAGCTTTTTCCTGGGCCAAGATTTGTCCAACTCTATTATTTACTACTGCATCTACTTGAGCATTAAATACTTTAGCAGAATCTGAGTCTGGATTAGTAACTGCCTCGTTACCATCAAATTCAAAGTCTTCTGGTAGATTCATTTGCTCCTTTACAGTTTTAGTGGGAGTCCCACCATTTACCAAATAATCACGAACGTGGCTTACAAGCCCGCTATCATTTTTCATCGCTTCTAGGACTGGTACAAAGGGCTTTAAATCCTTTATATCTTCATTTAAACGTTGAGCTTCTCTACTAGAGTCACTATAACGCTTTTTATACGGGTTGTCCTCGCTATCCCAATCTACAGTATTCGCGGAGCCTTCAGGTTCTTTTTGGGTTGCCGACTCATCGGGGCCATTTACCTGTTGGGTTTCCTCTGTAGGAATAAATCTTTCATCAGCTACGCCACCATTGACTTGCTGTTCTAGTTCCCCAAAGAAATTATCGTTGGAGGAGCTAGTGTCTTCGCCTGCTAATGCAGCTTCGACATCTAGGTTACCTTCTTGTACATTTTCTTCCATTTTACTGGTTTCTCCTGTTTTATATTAAAAAACTTTATATGTAATATATTACTATTCAGATGATTGTTGCAAATTATTATTTAAAACATTTTGAGCTTCCTTAACAGCAAGCCCTACTTCTTTAGTAGCTTTGCTTACTTCTGACTCCATTACATTACGTAAAATTTTCTGTTTTGCACTAGTATCTCTGTACTCTTCTTTGATATCAGATTTAACTTCTTCCTTTTCTTTATTTATCTCTACAGTAGCTTGCATTACTTGATTTTTAATACCAGCTTGTACTAATTGTCTTTCTAGTGTTTCTATAGTGCCATCCTTATCTTTTATAGCTTCTTCCATAGAAGATAATTGACTTTGTAATTGAGCATATAAACTTTTTCTTTTAGCAATTTGCTCTTTATTTCTTATATCTGTTTCTGCTAATACTGCTATATCATCAACAACCCCAATATTCATAAGATCTTTTAATTCAGCTAAATAAGCCCATCTATTAACAGGCAAAGTAGATCCAGATACAATTCTTATATCAAATTTAGCTGCTCCATAATCTTTAAATTTACCAATAGCTTCTCCAAGATCATTATACATTGGAACATTAATTTCTATTTTTCTTTCTTCTTGTAAAGCACTTGGCTGAACTATTCTAAATACCTTATGTGCAGTATAAACAGCTTGAGAAAATTGTTGAACTACTCTACCTAATTGTCTTAATGAAGGTTCTATAGAAGCTTTTAACCATTGTTTAACTCTTCGGGTACCATACTCATCCATGGCTAACATACCTCTATAGGTTTCATGCTGAGCTCCTGTATCTCCTTGAGCTGCGGCATATATACCTGCTAAATACTCCATATCATTTTTACCTTCATTAACTATGCCAAAAAAAGCATTAGATAATGGTGCAGGTTGAACTGGTGTAGGAGGAGTAGCTCCAGGTCTTACTGGCAATAAAGCTCCAGGTGAGCTAGAGTATTTTTCCCACATATCTGTATCAATTGATCCTTCTTCATGCATCCAACGAAGGGAAGAACCTAAACTTGCATTATGTACCATTAGCTGGTGGGCTTTGTTCAATTCTCGTTGTTTGCCTATTAAAGGTGATACAGCTGAAATAGGGAAAGGAGTTCCTGTCCACTTAAAATGAAATGGTACTATTGGATACTCTGTAATATTTTCTGGCAATACTTTTTTATATAATGTCTTGTCTCCTGCTACACATGTTTGTTGTATTCTTGTACCATAGAATTGTATTGCATCTACAACTACATTTTCAAATTCGGGATTTGTTATTTTAATTTTATATTCTTTTTCAGACATTACTATATTTTCAATCTTAGTAATAGATGCTTGAGCTTCGCTCATCATTTGCTGCTCTGCAGTAGCTAGTTGATCTTGCATCATTTTTTGAGCTTTTTCCATCTCAAGTTGATATCTTTCAGGAAGCATTTCTCCTGACTGAACTGCAGCCTCCATAGCTTTTTGTTGTTCTAATAATTCAACTTCCATTTCAGCTTGCATCTCTTGTAATTGTACCTGTACTTGTTGTTTTATTTGATTTAATTCTTCTTCAGTAGGAGGAATTTGATAGAATACATTCATATATGAAACTTTAACTTTTTCATACATTTCAAAAAACTCTATTAATTGATCTAATTCTCCATCAGATTTAACAGATTCTGACTCGTGGATATCTTTAGATGTAAAATCTTTTCTATATGAATTAATTGATTTTTCAGTATATCCATACTCAGTGGATTCATTTCCAGATGCATTTTTAATTTTAGTTTTAAATTCAGGGAATAACTTTATTAAATGTTCTTTAGGCAATACCTTTCTAATTAATATATATGAAGCATCTCTAAATAATATATCTCTAGATTTAGGGTCTGGAAATACATCAAATGGTTCTGGTTGTTTTAATACAACATCTCCCATACCATTATCAGAATCAGGATCTACGGTAACTAATATATACCCTATTGATTTAGTAATACAATCATTAATAGCATTTGAATATAGAGAATTACCATCAGAATTTCCCCAAATATAATCAGCCATGTCAGAAAATACAGCCGCAACATCAGAATCAGATCCCTCGGTTCCAACTGCTTGCCATCTAGGATTATTTGCCGTAGCATAGAAATTTAGCATTTCAACTATAGGAGTTATTCTATTAATTGTAAATGTAGGCATTCCCTGATCTTCAAGGGATGCCCTTTCATTTTCAGATAATTGATTATCATTTGAAAAATCAAATCCTTTTTGATTAATAAACTCCCATTGTTGTCTACTTTCGCTATTTGCATTATCATATAAATGTTTTATTTTATCAGCTGTTTTATCTGTTCTTTTTGACATCTTATTCTCCTGTAAATACATTAGATGATACTAATGCCTGTGCTTCTGTCTTTGTTAAAATTGTATTATTAGGATAGCTTAAACCATTTCCTAAATTTGCTATTGCTGTAAGCTCTCCTTCTTTCATAGAAAATTCACCCTTAACTATTACATAATTACCATTATTTGAAAACCTAGGGACTCCTAATTTACCACTAAATGATACTTCTTTCCAAGTAGGTCTATAAGAATTTCCATCTCCATCGTCCCAACCTAGCTTATTTTGTAAGGCAGTAGGGATTTGACTTTCATAAGTTGCTTTATTTAAACATACATACATTTCATAATGTGCCATGATATTTCCTATTCATTTGAATGAGTTGATTTTGATTTATTATAATTCTTTAATATCTCTTCAGGAGTCAATATTTTATCATATATTCTAACGTCATCTATTGAACCTTCAAAGCAATTACCAGTATCTTTAGCTCCAATTAATAAATCTACAGCTTGATCAGTTGCATAGCTAACTGAGCCCGCCGTATCTACATCTGCTGGAGTAGCTCCTGTATCTAAAGTTAATGCTTCACCATTTTTATACAAAATAGCTTTTTCACCATTTTCAGCTTTAAATACAACAGTTATATATGTCCATATATATGGAGTTATAATTCTTTTCTTGATTTGTTGAGCTGATGTAGTGCTAAATTTAGCCCAAAATTCAAGACCTAATGCATCTGTATCAAAATTTTCTAATGTTAAATGCCATCCTTGATTTCCATTTCCTCTTTTATTAATTATGCCCATATTAGCAGTAGTGCTCATTGGCTTTATCCAGCATTGAACAGTTCCGCCACCTCTAAATATATCTGTTAAAGATCTAGTTCTATATTTATATACTTCAGATTTTTCATTGCTAGAAACATTTATATAAGTACCTTGATCTCTAGAAATATATACTCCACCTTGCAAATGCTTTATTTTGCTTTCAAATCCTAATAAATCTCTGTTTTTAGATATTCCTGCTCTATTGTATATTTTATTTCCAGTTCCAGATACAGTGCCATGATGATTTCCATCAGCTATAGCTATCCCTCCGTGCATTGTCAAATTTGGTCCAGAACCAAGATTAGCCATCTCTCCATCATCTGTAATATTTTTTGTTTCAAAATTAAAATAAAACCCTAATTTTCCAGTAAGTCCCATATCTCTAATATCTTTATTTTTACCATGATTATACATAGCTAAAATATCTTTTTCTGATAAAGGAGTAGACCATGTTGAAAGTTGATCCATCTTTCCTTTAAACATATTAGGAGAACCAGTAAGACTTCTGTCTTTACCTATTTGAAAGCCATTAAATACAGCATAATCTGGTTGAGGAGTGACTCCTGTTTGAGTTTTAATAAGAGCTCCATCAAAATATAATTTGCCTACGTCATTTTCATCTATAGTTACGGCTACATGA